AAGCGCCTGCCGCATAGCCCCCATGAAGGTCGTGGGGGACTCACTGCTCATGTTCGCCCTCATGCGGTCCGCCTCTGCTGCAAGGTGCTTGTGGTAGGCGTACCCCAAACCAACGCCAATCGCAGCGCCCGCGGCGATGTTCACGGGGTCGGCAGAGGTTTTGACACCAGCGAACCCTTCAGGCTCCGCCGTCATAGGGTCCATCCCAGGAGCCCCGGCGGAATTCTGCATCGCCATCCCGCTGCCTCCGGGGCCGTTGGTGCCGTTCGGAGCGACGGCGCCCATGGGAGACTGTGCGGCAGCCCCTTGGTTCGCCGCGGTGGCTTCTGCCTGCACGGTCTGCTCTTCGGCGTTCATGTCCGCACGTTGAGCTTGGCGGGCCTGCTCGCCTGCCTGTCCGGGCTGCTGGGCGAGCTCGTTGATGAGCTGACCACCAGGGCCCGCCTCCTCGCCGCCGGCGGCCATCTGCTGCTCGGCACCGGGAGGAGTTTGCACCTGTTGGGCAGCTGACTGCGTCGGGTCCTGGCTCGCGATTTCCATCATCTGGGCGCGCATCTGCTGCATGCCCATCCTCATGTTGGCGGCAATCTGCGTCTGGCGCAGCGCCTCGTCGTTGGCCTGAACAGCTTGCTGGGTGGCCTGCTGAATCTGCTGGCCCGACATCTCGGCCTGCTGCTGCACCTGCATCAGTTGCTGATTCGCAGCTTCCATCTGCTGCTGCATCTGCTGCAAGGTCTGGCTAGCCGACTGAAGCTGCTGCTTGTAGTAGCCCGACTCGTTCTGCTCCTGCGCCTGACGGCCCATGAGCTCAGCCTGGAGGTAGTTGGCGGGCTCGAGCTGCCGAGTATCCGAGGGTGCAGACATGGGAGCTTCTTGCGTCATCCCCATCTCCCCCTCGGCGAGCTTTTTGAATGCCTGCCGGAAAAGCGCCGAGGCCCTCTTCTCCAGCGTACGAGAAGAGGCTGTCTTCGGCTCTTCGTGCGCCTCGGTACCGCCAGCCTCCTCGGGCGTCTCGTCTGCCTCATGCTCCATCAGCCCGCGGGGCTCGGTGACCCCAGGCATCTGCGGAGCCTCGGGCTCAAGATAGCGCCAGAAGTCATCCATGCGGCACTGCGCGGAGCGCATCTCCTGCGAAGCCATGAAGCTCATGGGGTTCTCGCCGCAGACGGTCTTGAGCTCACGAAGGGCGTGGATGAGCTCCTGCTCGCCGCGAATCATGGCGCGGACCGCGGACCGCGGGTCAGTGGTAGCCGGCGGAGGCTCAATTTCGCCAAGGTGAACGGGGCCTGCAAGAACGGCTGCCCGAGCAGACATGTTCTTGATGAGGTGCGTGTAGTCCCACTCCATAAACACAGGCTTGAGCGGGCTGCGGATGGAACCCGAGTACAAGAGCGCCGCGCTTTGAAGCGTTGCTGCCTTGGTAATGACGTTCTGAATGAGGCCGCACACCTGCTCCGGCGAGACCTCGAACATGCCTTCAAGCTCACCCGTCTCATCGGGAGCGTCGGACATGCTGGCGGTCTTACTGCCGTCGAGAACCGGCTGTCGGATGCCGACGAAGAAGTCAGCAGCGACGTTGAAGGGAATGCCTTCACTGGAAAGAATCTGTTCTTCGAACTTCGTACGCATGTTACGCGAGCTCCGTGGTTACGGCGTAGCTGTCCTGTGTAGGGCTAGCGCCAATGAAAAGAACACGAGGCGCAACGCCGTCGTAGGGGTTGAATACTGTTCCAACCGTGTCTTCGTTGCTGCTGAAGCCGAACACGCTGTTGGCGGTTCCTGTCTTGGCGACCGTGATGGCCGTAGCGGCTTCCAGTGTGAGAGAGCCGTCGATGAAGGCGGCGGTCACGCCCGCAGCAGCTGCCTGGATGGCAGTCTTAATCTGAGCCAGCGTCAGGCCGGTACCCGCTGCGTCGGAGAACGTACAGGTGCTGCCGTTGATGATGAGCGTCTTGTTGTGCAGCCCAAGGATGCGGCCCTTATCGTTGGCAGAGACGACCTTGCGCCCACCGCTCACGCCACCGTTGAGAAACAGGTCCATCGCCGTGGCGTTGGTAAAGTTGTAGGTCTTGTATGACATGTTGCTAATTCCTTAGTCTTTTCAAGGGACTAATAGCTGAGGTACGTACTATTCACAGCCCAGTACTCGCTGTGCACCCCACGCTCTCCGGCGCCGAGGATGCTCTCTACGTTGATGGCCACCTTGACCTGTTGCTTCTTCTGCTCGGTCGTACTCTTGAAGTACTGCAGCCAGTTCATCAGCATGCCGGTCTTGTCGTTGACCCCCACGTTGATGCCACCCGTCGAGTAGTTGATGTGGTTTCGGGTCTGAAGAAGACCCACGGACTCGATGATGGAGATGACGGTGAGGCGCAGCATCAAGTGCTGCAGGTTCATGTCCAACAAGCTGTCCAGCGTGAAGTTGGTGAACTGAGGGGTGCCGTTGAAGTCGCTCACGGCATCCTTCACGGCCCAGAGAATCATCCTATCGTTGGTCTCCTCACCCTTGATGAGCCTGTTGAGCTCTGAGAAGTCGCGCAAGTACAACCGAACCATCTGCACAAACTTGCGCGTGGTCACGGTTACGCCCGGGATACTATCAAGACTGGTGAGACCAACTTCGGACATGCTTTACCTCAGCGGCGATTCTTGTTCTTCTTTCCGCCGAACGAAGCCACCGGGTCCGCGGGAGCGGCCGTCAGTGATTCGTCCACCTCGTTGGTCGTCGAAGCAGCGACACCGGCAGGTTCGTCCGCAGACACCTCAGTCGACGCCTCTTCGGCCACCGGGATAGCTTCTTCAGACTGCACGGGCTCTTCAACCACAGGCTCCTCGACCACCGGTTCAGCCACAGGAGCCGGTGGTTCTTCGACGACAGGAACTACCACAGCTGGCGGGAGCTCGGGTGCCGGAGGCTGAACAACAGGCGACTGTGCCGGAGGGGCCGGAGAGGGAGTCGGTGCGGGCTTCGTTGCTACAGGGTCTGCGGCTACGAAGGAGTTGAGGTCTACTCGAGCGCCGAGGTAATCCGTCACCTTGCAGAATCCGCGCTGCTCGTACTTGAGAAGCTCGGGCGCAAGACGGCGAATCAAAGCCTCCGTTGCCGGGTAGGGGCGCTGACGCAGCACTTGTATGCTTCCGCCAGCCAAGAACAAACGAGTCTTCGGGTTCCCGGCGGCAGTTACGCGCTGGGTCTTGGTACGCACGTCCTTCGACGTGTTGTGAATTTGATACTGCGCTACAGGCATGTTTTCCTCCTGAGGAAGGTTACCAAAAGAAAAGGGCGCCGGTAACCAAGTGGCACCGACGCCCTGTTTCGCTCGGGCCGACCAATATGGTCAGTCTCAGAACTGGACGACCTGCGGGAACTTGAGGCCTTCCTCGACGCGGTTGTTGGCCGCTCCGAGGTCCTCTTCCGCCTTCGGGATGAAGTTGGCGAGGAGGCTGTCCGCGTTGGTGGTCGGGTTCGCGTCCGCGCTGTAGAGCTCGAGCTTTCGAACCGATGCGATATTCGCAATCATCATCGAGATGTCTTCCCAAGCCTGGAAAGAGATGAGGTTTGCGACCTTGTCGATGTAGAACTTCGTGTTGTTGAGCACGAAGAACTTCCCGAGGAACTCGGGGCGGGTGAAGACATACACGTTGCCCGGACGGAGGATGTCCGTCTTGACCGTGCGGATGTACGCGCGGCCGAGGAGCGTGTTGTACTTGTACCCGTCGACCGTCGTCTCCGACTGGATACGGTCGCCGTTGTCGTCAACGGTCCACTGAAGGACGTCGTCGTAATCAACCTCGGTCATGAGGAGGCGTTCCGCACGGAGACGGTTGCCGTCGAGCATCTTGAAGAGCTCGACGATGTCCGGACGCTGAATGGGGCGAACCGCAGCACTGGGTGCATTGGTGTCCTCACGAGCGAGAAGACCCTTGCGAACCGAGAACTCCACAACAGAACCAGCTTGGATGTTGGTGTTGTTGAGCGCGGTGGGGGTACCACCGTTGGCCTCGGTCTGGAGAGCCTGGACGGCTGCCTCGATGTGGAGGAGGAACTCGCGGTCCTCAATCTCCTGGATATCCTTCACCGAGTTCTCTTCGATGATTTTGGTGATGGGCATCTCGTAGGCGAGAAGCTCCTGCTCGGTCTTCTGGAAGATTTCCGAGGTGATGGTGAAGAACGCCGCCTCAGCGCGCTCACCGCGGATAAACCGCGTGGTGGACTCGCCACGGAAGCTGATTGCCATCGCGCGGCTCTTCGGCTCGATGTCGACAATCTTCACGAGGGTGTCGTGCTGCGTCGAGCGCTGGCAGTCCTGGCGGGTGACCTGCTCAGGAGGCAGGACTTTGCGTGCGAAACTCACTTCACGAAGACGGTCTCGGATGTACGAGCCGCCATACGCAGCGAGCTTTTCCTTGCCGTCAGCAGTCGAGAGCTTGGCGGCGAAGGCATCATTGAGCATTCTTGCAGACATTGATGATTCTCCTTCTTGATTCTTGGACTAGCTGACTTCTTAGAAGAAGACGCCGCCTCGGATTCGGAGCTTGCCACCATTGACGGTGGGCAAGCGGGTGATGACGCCAACCACGCCAGCGGCGAGGGTGGTGCCTGCGTCGACCAAGCCGGAGTACTTGACTCCGTCGATGGTCACGACCGCTACGCTGACGTAGTGGTCCTGAGCCATTGATGCCGGGTTGAAGATGCGGGTGTCGAACTCCCAGGGGCCGAGGTAGATGACGGTCTTCTTCCGCTCACCCATAGCCTGGTTGTCGTAGCGACCCTTCTCGTTCCAGCAGGGGTAGCTGATTTTAGAAGCTGCGGCGGTGCCGTCGGCCTGAGAGATGTCCGCAGCGCGAACAATCTTGCCCGCGCCGGTGACCGACATCCACTCGCCGTCGAGCAGAGCTCCGGCCTTGAGCGGGTTTGCCAGGTCGGGGTTGTCCAAGGGGAAGTCCCGGCGCTGGATGTGAAGCACGTTCGAGACGGGCTCGAAGTTGACCTTTGTTACAGACATTTCTGTTTCTCCTCTTTCTGGCTCGAATGTTGTGCAAACCGCATCAGCCGACTGTGCCGGTCAGGAACCGCTCAAAGTCGGACCCAGTTGCAGCGGGTGCATCATGGTTGATTGATGCGGTCTTCAAACCCATATCCGGACCCACCATTTCGACCGCTTCTTCGATGGTGTCCAGCTTGCCCTCCGAGGCAGCCTTCTCAAGGTCGGCTACCAAGGTGGGAAAATCGATGTCGGTGTTGATGCCCTTCT